GGGGGCTGGGCTTATCCGACACTTTGTTAAGTATTACCTATCTGAACTGAAGCCCGACGGTAACGGCGGACATAACCTACGAGGCCGTATCGATCACATCGAGGTACGGCAGGAGCGTATGGATGTCAAGATCGACAAGATATACGAGATATTGTTAGAGACACGCCTAGCAAAATAATTGCTTTATGTCAGACCATAGCCTCATACTGATACTACAAACGCCGAGAGGGCTACTCGGGTAGTAGCTCAATCGGCCTTAACAAAGGGCGATATATGAACAGTGCAGACATTTTAATAAGCCTAGCCGCGTGCGGTATGGGCTTTATGTTTATGGTAATTGGCTACTCGATAGGCTGGAGACAAGGCCACGGCGAGGGCTTTGTAAGAGGGCGCGCAATCGCTCAAGCTCTGAAAGATAGGGAGCTAATCTAATGGCATTTCTAGATAACTACGAGGATGTAAACGCGCGTATTAAGCGCTTTAGAGCAGAATATCCGACCGGGCGTTTAATAGCCTACATCGAGGATATAGACGTAGTGAAGGGTACGGTTTTGGTTAAAGCCGAGGCCTACCGTGAGTACGAGGATGCAGTACCAAGCGCAGTCGATTACGCGTTTGGTAACGTAGCTACGCTTACTAACAATATGAAAAAATGGCTTATAGAGGATACAGTTACAAGCGCCTACGGACGAGTCATAGGCCTATTAACGCCAAGTGAAGGCGGCAGACCGACTAAGCAAGATATGGAAAAGGTTGAAACATTACCCGCAGACCGGGATCCGTGGGGCAAAAAGGCGGCAATCGAGGATATGCCTACGATGGCCAGTGTTATCGGTGAGATCGAGCAAAGTTTAGGCGGAGCGTTAGTAGCTGAGCCTCCTCGATGTTCTCACGGTACGATGATATGGAAACAAGCTGCAGCTGGATCGCCTAAGAATTGGGGCGGTTATTTCTGCACAGAACGCACAAAGGCTACTCAGTGTGCACCGAATTGGCACGTACTGGCCAGTGACGGAAAATGGAAGCCCCAAGTATGACCGAGCAAAGTCTCTTTGATTACATCAAGGGCAAGTACCTCGAGGATCTAGAGATGTCAGGCGATGCTTTCGAGTACATCGATGCGACCAGTAACGGTTACAGGCTCAAGATAGAGCTCAAATGCAGACACACGCATTATGACGAGCTGATACTTGAGAAAGATAAGTATGAGTCACTTGTGCAACAGGCCGACAAGCTGGGTTTTACGCCGTTTTACATTAACTCAACGCCTAAGGGCATATACGCGTTTAACCTACGCAAAATTACGGTTACCTGGACTACTAAGCGTTTACCGGCTAGCACCTTTAATAAAGCTTCGGCTATTGACAAAGAGGTAACGCTTTTACATATAGATAAGGCGGTTAAATTGTAATGGGAGAATTAACATTTATTAAAGATGGCTTTGCGACCACTATCCACGATAACGGCGATATGACCGTAGTAAAAATGGATCAGTGCGATCAGTGTCATAATTGGGTATCAAGTGGCGGAGGGCTACAGGTACGAGACGTAGGCCAAGAGGTCGTAATATGGCTTTGTGCAGAATGTAGGGCTTAATGACTACATACAAATATGAGTGCCGTAAGTGTAAGAAAATTACAGATCAGATTGAGCGGATCATTACCGATAACTTACCGCCTCACGTTAAAACGCTGCAGTGTACTAAGTGCGGCATTATGGGCGTGTGTTTAATGGAGGCACAAGATGCCGACGTATGAGTATGAGTGTATTAGCTGCAATATCCGGTATGAAATAACCGAGAAGCTAGCCGAGCACACTACGCCGTACTGCTGCAATTTACTTATGAGACAGGTATATCACGCTCCCGGCGTATCGTTTAAGGGTACGGGCTGGGGTTATCAATGAGTAATAGTTATCCACAGGAGTTATCCACAGGGGTCAATAACTTGTGGACGACACGCAGGGCATACGCTCAAGTTATCCACATATTTGCTTTGTCCTTGACTATGCTTGTACGCTCCATACTCGCAGGCGAGCCGCTGAGGCGGATAGCTCGCAGGCGTAGTTTGGTGCTATTGGCCGGGCTATTGCTATTTGTCAATATGCCTAATGCCTCAGCTATTAACACACCAAGAGATGTAAACAACTACAAACTCTATGCACATATGAAGCTATTAGATGCTAAACAATATCGATGTGTAGAGCTGCTATGGATGCGTGAGAGTTTATGGAATCCTAGAGCTGATAACCCTAATAGCTCTGCATATGGGATACCCCAACTACTTAAGATGAAAGAGAAAGATCCATATAAACAAATTGACCTTGGCCTTAAGTACATAGCACATAGACATAAGACACCTTGCCAAGCGTGGGATCACCATAGAAAGACTGGTCATTACTGATGGTCAAAGGTCGGCAGGATCCACGTGTAAGTAACAAGTACAAGAAGGTAAGGCTCGTAGTCCTAGCGCGTGATGGATACACGTGTGCCTACTGCGGTCAGGATGCAGATACGGTAGACCACGTACAAAGTATCAAATCCGGAGGGGATCCGATTAGTTTGGAGAATATGATCGCCTGCTGCCGTCGATGCAATAGCTCGAAGGGTTCACGCTCACAAGGCGTTTTTTTAGCATCCGATTCTACCCCCCCTGCCTTTCCGAGCAATATCTCCCCGAGGACTACCGGTACGGTCCTAGCCGGTCCGTGTACGGGCCAACCCGAGCAGAATTGATAGGACTATGAGCCAAACGAAAACGAGCCGTATTGGGGCTACTGAGCCTCGATTACATAGCCCTTACATTGAGGGCAAAAATCGCGGCGATGAGGTAGCGCAGCTTGCAGACTCGATCGGCCTACCCCTTTTACCGTGGCAAGATTTTGTAATTAGGGACATGACCTCCGTAGACGAGGAGGGGATGTTTATAAGAAAAACTAATCTTGTACTTTGTGCCCGGCAACAGGGTAAGACTCACCTCGCGCGGATGATGATGCTCGCGCACCTCTACCTATTCGACTCTAAAAACGTAATTATTATGAGCTCTAATCGATCGATGGCTTTAGACACCTTTAGGCAAGTGGCCTACGCTATCGAGGGTAACGACGGCCTACGTAGCGCGGTCAAACAGATCCGGTTTGCTAACGGTACCGAAAGTATCGAGATGAAAAACGGCGCTCGCCTTGATGTTGTAGCTGCAACCCGAGACGGCTCACGCGGTCGTACGGCAGACCTGCTCTATATCGATGAGGTACGAGAGATATCCGAGGAGGGCTTTAGAGCTGCAACGCCTACGACTCGAGCCCGGGCCAATGCTCAAACCCTATTAACCTCTAATGCCGGCGATGCTTTTAGTACCGTGCTTAATGATCTACGCGAGAGAGCTCTTAGTTTTCCGCCTAAAACGTTTGGCTATTACGAGTACTCAGCTCCTCAGTTTGCAGCTATCACCGATCGCGATGCGTGGGCCATGGCTAACCCGGCCCTCGGCTACACCGTTACCGAGGAGGCCCTCGAGGAGGCGGTAGCTACTCAGCCTATCGAGACAACTAAAACCGAGCTTTTATGCCAATGGATCTCGAGCACTCAAAGCCCTTGGCCGCATATGTCGGTAGAAAATGCAGGCGACAAGGATCTAAAAATGACACCGGGACCGCTTACTATTTTTGCCTTTGACGTATCACCGAGCAGGCGCGACGGGTCGCTCACGATGGGCCAAGTATTGCCCGATGGCCGTATAGGCGTTGCCGTCCTTGAGATCTTTCACTCGGACGTATCTATCGACGAGCTATTTATGGCGGACCATATTGCTAAATGGTGTAAAGACTTTTACCCTCGGACCGTTTGCTACGACAAATACACGACGGCCTCGATCGCCAAGCGCCTCGAAACTAACGGTATCCATATCACCGACATATCCGGGCAAAAGGGGTACCAAGCCTCAGGCGACTTACACGAGGCACTAGCTAATAACCGATTAGTGCATAGTGGCCAAGATGAGCTCGTTAGTCATATGGCTAATTGCGCTGCTAAAGAGTCCGATGCCTCGTGGCGTATAGTCCGGCGTAAATCGGCAGGGCCCGTAGATATTGCTATCGGCTTATCCATGATCGTACATATTCTTAATCAACCAATGGCCGAGGCTAAGGTTTACATCTAAGACACGCCGCGATTAATCGGTTTTATCCTTGACATTTTGAGAAAATCCTACCTATGGGATTACTCCAAACGCTAGGGCTTAAGAGCTCTGATAAACCTCGTGTAGAGGCTCAGTATGCACCCGCCGTAATGGATACT